AGTAAATGATTGCGTGTGATACCGCACAGATCAGCAAATAACTCTTGTGAGATGCCACGGTCATTATCAGACAGAAACCGTTTGATTAAAACCTTTAACTCTCTTTTAGGAATAGTAGGTTTCATTTGTTGATTAATCCGTCTGAGCCGTATACCCCAATTCTTTTCAAATAATCGCTCACATTTCTACCCACAGTTAGTTGTTCAGGGGTAAAGTCATCTTGTATACGACTAATGTGTTTAGTAATCTTTTGCATAATGAGGCGAGGCTGTACTTGTTCAGCAAAGGCAGCAGTCGCTAAAGCACAGGCGATGACCCGATCATCCTTATTGCGCCCTGTTGCCATAATTGAGCCACCATCCCGAACAATGGTTTTCATTTCCTCAATGGTATCCATGTCCACAATGTCCATCATGCCACGCTCAAAGAAGTCTTTCATGTAAGACAGCATCCGTTCTTTGGTAGCTGCGGTGGTTAGCCAACCAATACTGTTGGAGTAGCCACCAAGGGTATCGTTCCTACGCCAGATATAGTTTTGCATATTGCCGTACACATCGGTAAGTTCTTTACCAAGGGCTGTACCCATGGCTGCTGCTTGTCTTTTGAGATTCTTTAATTCATTGATAACGGCTTGACCTGGACCATTGACTTCTAAGTTTAAGGTAGAGTTTTTATAAGCACCAGCGAGGTGGGCTAAGACCCACGCAAACTGGTAGGTGTTCATTTCTGCTGTAGCAAAAGAGGCGACTTGTTCCAAGCCGTCAGCATAACAACGAAAGACTTGTATACAAAAGCGATCAGCCCAATCAGAACTACCGTAGGCAGGGTCTGCACCAATGACATAATAAGCAGTATCAACTGGTTCTTCCCAAATCTTTAGAGTAGCAAGACGTTCGGTGGACTTGAGAACCTCGGTATCTTGAAAATTAACTCCGAATGAATAACGATAACAATCGTAGGTGCGTTTTTTAAGTGCTTTGACAGCATCAGTACACCTTGAGTTAGAGAAGAATGAAGTACCTGTCATAACAAAGGCGTAATCTTCGGTAGGAGGAAACTCTTGATACATGAGACTCTCATCCTTAATACCTTCTAGCATCTTCCAACGCCACCACGCCATTTGCCTAGAGTTAATCTCTACGCCATATAACTTCTTAATATCCTTTACCCACTCTTTTTCTTCACCTGTGAGTTTGCCATCCCAATAAACTTTATACGTCATACCTTCAGGATCGAGGCTATATAACTCATTACGCCACCACCCACAGAAGATGGCTCTCTGTGTCCTTGCTCGTTTGGCAGTAACGTACATATCGTGAAACATATTAAAGCCTCTGGCGGTACTCTCAAAGAGGTATAAACGGTGTGGATTGGTTTCAGCAAGAGAAGCTAGTAAAGATGCTAATCCTTCTTCATCTCCCCAAGAACTTGTTTCCGTACCATGCAAGTATGTAATCGCCTTGCCACGACCCAAACTTCCTTTAGCTCTAAGTCCAGCGACTTGATAAAAGAGACGAGAGCGGTTTTTGAGGGAAAGCTGATTGCGGTTGTGAGCAAGTAACGGGATGCGATACTCTTTGGGTAAACCATCCATATACATGGCGAGGGTTGACCTGAACATATCTCGGTTTTCTTCGGTGTCGGTGGTAAGTGTGCCTTGTAATCCTGCGTGGATAAAGTGCCAGTAGAGGTCAAGAGCGAGTGAGACGGTTGTGATTCCAAGTTGTCTACCTTTCAAAATAACAAAAAAATGAACATCATCTTGTAAACCTTTGGTAATCTCATCCATCACATAGGTTTGTGACCCTAAGAGAGTACCCATCTTCTTGAGACCTTGTTCTTTCGTCTCAATCTTGAGCTGTGAACAGAAGTTATAAAACTGTTTTTGATTAAAGGCGGTCATGTATTCTTCTGGTGATCAAACTGTTCTGCTTCTTAAAATTCCCAATTGGCAACCTTTACCCGATTAACCTTATCTTTAGCGCATTTTACTAAGTCATTGACTCTGCCTTCAGAATAATTCTTCTTCCAAGTCTCAAATAAGGCAATCTTTTCAGCATCGGTATGGCACTCTATGACTCTTTGCATCTCTATCTTAAAACAGATGCGAGACTCATACAACTGTTCAGACCATGCCTTTTCAATGTCTAAGGTCACTAGCATCATCTAGCTCATTAATAATGGCTTGCAAACGATCTAGTTCAATCTGCGCTGCGGACATTAACTTTGCACTCTCAGCATGAACACGCATTAACTCATGGAAGATTTGCTCCTTATCCATTGACCAAATACTCTGCATATACTTGCGCTTTGTGTCATCAGACACAGACTGTATTTGTTCAGCAAGAGATGTTATTCCGTTCGCCATACCCGTACCCCGTCATTTTCTTTTCTAGCGATAAACTTCATACCCAGTTGTTTACCCATTCGATAGTTGGAATTACAAATAACTTGTAAACTCGTGTCCTCAACAAAGAAACTATCACTAATCTCCATAACCTTATACGGATAACTGTTTCTAACCCTTATTTTAGGTAACTCTCTATTCTTTTCTATTGCTAACATATTCACCTCCTACGCAAATAATAGCATAGTTCAGAAAACACAAATTTTCTTTGGGGGGGGAAGGGAATAGGTCACGCTCATTACTAGACTCAAACCCAATTCATTTCCCAAAACATTGCACAAGGATAAAAGAATCGCATCAACCCATAATTACCCATAACCAAAAATTGATTATTGATTAGTCATTACCGTTAGTTGATTGTTACCCAGTCCAAGCTATTCCATTTACCTGTAAGCGAACAACCCAGGCAAATAGTTCTATTTTTAAAGAGGCGTGAGAGGAGTCTATCCATCGATCATTCCAACAAATTACCGAATAGACTATATACATAACTACTATATTAGTATTCTTTAAATTTATAGATATAGACTATATATGTCTAGAAACTATAGATAACTATGATACTTATTATAGATAGTATATATCTATAGAAATATACAATCAATAGAAAAATACAATGTATGTTTTATACAACTATATGTTGCATTAGTAGATTATGTGTATAATAGAGTTATACATAGATAACTATGTATTGATTAAACCTAACTAATTAAGGAATACAAAATGTTAAACAAAGCACACAGAAAAGCATTTAGAGAGGCATTGAGAAGTGACATTCCATTCTCATATTTTGCTCCACACGATAGAAAAGTAATTCGCCACAATAGCGCAATTGTTGAGGCGATAGCCTCACGCCGTGAGTTCTCATTTGTTAATTCTAATAAAGGAAACTAAATCATGCAAATTAAATTAACTATCTATATTAGTGATACTGATATAGCACAAGCACAAATTGACAATCCCCAAATGTCAAAAGAAAATGTTTTAGGGGAAATCAACAATTGCATCTATTTAGGTGGCGATTGTATCAATGCCATATTAAATCGTAAATTAGACATCAATGGCATTGATTACTACATTGAAAAGGATAAAACAGTTGTATTGGATAAATCATGGGGTGAGATGTGGTACGACAATTTTCCTACAGAAAATGATTGCCCTATGGATGTAATTGAGCATCATGCTGAGGGTTATGATTTCCCTGTAAGTGATAACATTATCCGTTTCGCTAGAGCGATGTGGAATGAGGGTAATTTAACTGAGAAAAAGGGGAATTAACATGTCTAAATTAACAATTGAAGAAGTCTACACTGGGGGCGGTTGTGATCACTACGAAGTACACTTTAAACAGTATGGAATTCTATTCGTAGTCAACAATAATGATTGTAATATCCCCACAGAGGGCGAGGACTGGGGATTTTGTTCCTATGCTAATGAAGATGATTTTAATAGTGGCGATTGGATCGATTGCATTGGACCTCTTGATGATTTCAAAAAAGATAATCTAATCACTTTTTTAAAGGGTTTCCTTGTAGCTAAGCAAGTTAAAAAAATAGAGGGTTATTTTGAATTGGATCAAGTAGATTTTAATGAACTCGCTCACGATATTAGCAATGTTTGTGAGCCTCATGTTTTACATGATGCTTTATATTTCTACTTGAAAACACTTACCAAAGAACAATTGGATATTTGGCTCAGTACATTAGATTCCAATCAATCTTTTAAATTAACTGACTATATAGAGGTATAACATGAAAACTATTTCCATGATTGGTAATACATTCGCGAATTATCAAGCGAAATTTGAATCAGTAATGAAAGATTCAACAAAAGAGGAGGCAATAATGTTGCTTGATTCCATAGAATCGCAAATGTGCGAAATCCCCTATGGTGAAGAAATCTACAGTATTGCTTACAAGACTTTTGAGAAGATTTTTAATTAGTGCAATATGCTAATAAGGGATTGTTTACAGTCTCTTATTGGATTATCACTAGATAGTCAAAACCTAACTTAGAGGAGCAATAAAATGGAATTAATTACAGGCATATCAACTAAAGAAGATGTTTTAAATCACTTCACAAAATGGTTAGAAAGAGAATACCCAATCATCGATGAAGATGACGAACTCTACAATCAATTAATCATTGCCAGTGTGGATGATTTAATCAATGAAGATGGGGCAGACTATTGGGGAGATCGATCAGTTAAAACCCTATTTCAAAGAGCTAAAGACAAACTACAAGGAGAATAAGATGAACACTAATTTATATTTTAATCGCCCAATTAAAACCATGTTTCACAATAATATGAGGGTTGATTATTGTTTGTGGAACACTGGTATTCGTTTAATCTCTGTCAATGGTTTTGACCAACAATTATTAAACAATTGCATCTTTACACATTACATAAAATTAGTAGAAAACCATGAGGGTATTACACAATGAACACACTATTAGATTATTTACTAGCCACCATATTTGGTATCTTATTAGGGTTATCACTTGTCTTATGGTGGGCTGATCCTCTTAACTACTCCTTAACACTTTAACCAAGGACTGGGGGAAACCCCAGCTATTTTATGAACTATCTAAGCGTGTGTTCTGGAATCGAGGCAGCAAGTTGCGCCTGGGAACACTTGAATTGGAATCCCATTGGCTTTAGTGAGATTGAAAAATTCCCCGCGCGGGTGCTAGAACATCATTACCCCAATGTCACCAATTTTGGTGATATGACAAACTATAAGGAGTGGAACATAAATGGAACAGTTGGACTTTTGGTCGGAGGAACTCCATGTCAATCATTCTCAGTCGCAGGTCTCCGCGAGGGACTCAAAGACCCAAGAGGAAACCTCATGCTTACCTATGTTGGAATACTTGACCACTTTAGACCCAAGTGGTTTGTCTGGGAAAACGTCCCAGGCGTACTTAGTTCCAATGAAGGAAGGGATTTTGGTTCCCTGCTTGGGGCGGTGGCAGACATCGGGTATGGGTTCGCCTATCGGGTGCTTGACGCTCAATACTTCGGAGTGGCACAACGCCGCAGACGTGTGTTCGTTGTCGGAAACCTTGGAGACTGGAGAGGTCCCGCAAAGGTTCTATTTGAGTCAGGTTGCCTGTCAAGGGATTCTCCGCCGAGCCGAGAAAAGAGGAAAGAAATTACCTCCCGTTCTGGAATTGGCGTTGAAATCACAGGTCCCCTTGCCGCCAGAAGATTTGCAGAAACAGACGGATTAAGCGAGAACTCAGCTCAAATGGTGGTGATGCCCGATACTGTTGGAACTCTTGATCTTGAATGTGGTGGTGGTCGTAAAACCCATCAATCGGTAGTAAGTGGACATTTTATTCCGACATTTTGGAATGGTAAACAAGTTGCCGATACCATTACTTGTACTTCTGACGATCAACGTATGCCAGATAAAAATAAGTTACAGGCAGTTATTCAAAGCCCATACCGAAAGTCTCGTAGAGCCACATCTAAAGAAGATTTTGAAACCTGGGTGGATGATGGTATCGCGAATACTTTAAATACATTTGACTTAGGTGACATTAGAACTACTCATGCAATTGCAATTCAAGATGCAAGTGGTAGAGATAAAGCCCAAAATGGGAAAGGTTGGAATGAAGATGTTTCATACACTTTAGAAACAAGAGGGCAACAAGGTGTTGCTCATGCGTTTAAAGTCCGTGGTGGTGGTGGTAATGGTGGTAAAGGTTATCTTGGACAAGATGAACAAGCATTTACTATTTCAACTG